GCAGATGAAGGATATATTACAACATTACAGTTGGTTGGTGTTGGTGTGACTGCTACTGCAAATCCAGTTTTAGGAACAGGATATATTCGTGAGTTATTCTTGAACAATGATGGTTCTGGATTTACAGGAACTCCTACAGTAGCGATATCTACATCACCTACTGGTAACTTAGCTGATAATGCAAGAGCAGTTGCAATCACATCGACAAGAGCAAATGTCACATCTATAGATAGAATAATATTAACTAATGCAGGTGCTGGATATACAGAGGCACCGACTATCACATTCACAGGTGGTGGTGGAACTGGTGCAGCAGCAACTTGCTCCATCAATACCACATCAAGTGGTGTAATAAGATTTATTATGACTGAAGAGGGAGTTGGATATGGAACAGCACCAACCGTAACCGTATCAAATCCAGCATTAGGTATTGCTTCTCAGAGAGCAGTTGGTATTGCATCTCTCGGTACTAATTCATCTGGATTTAATCAAGTTAACTCTATATTCGTCTCTAATCCAGGTGAAAATTATGATAATACTGTAACAGTAACCATCGCTGATCCAGAAACAATTAGTGGAGTTGGAACTTATCACTTTAATGAGGTTATTCAAGGTATGCGTTCAGGAACTCAAGGTAGAGTTAAAAGTTGGGATGTTGATACAGGAATACTTCAAGTTGGTAATGTTGGAATTGGAACAACCACTACAGGATTCTTTCCAGGCGAAGATATTAAAGGACTCACTTCTGGTGCATTATTCAGTGTTTCTGTGTTTAATGACGATGATACTACAGATAAATATAATGAAGGAGATATATTTGAGTCCGAAGCAGACTTGTTGATTGACTTCTCTGAATCAAATCCATTTGGGAGTTTTTAATGACTTATCCAGCACCAGATAATATAGAATACGATCCTTGGTTTGATGATAAAGTAGAACCATCAACTCTAATAAGACCTACCAGAAAAGAAAAATTAATAACTATACATGAAGTGATGTATCAGTTATCTAGAGTTAGTCATAACTTAATTGGTGGTTCAGAATCATACATGTAAGGAGATGTTAGGAAATTATTTTTACCACGAAATTATAAGAAAGACGGTTATTGCATTCGGTACACTGTTTAATGATATTCATGTGCGTCACGATGACGGAGCAGGTAATGTAATATCAGACATTAAAGTTCCAATTGCATATGGACCAAGACAAAAGTTTTTAGCTAGAATTACGCAACAACCTGAATTAAACAAAGCAACTCAAATTACTTTACCAAGAATGTCTTTTGAGATAACAAATATTTCATATGATTCTACAAGAAAAGCAGGTATAACTCAAACTTTCAAGGCATTAGATAAAACAGACGGTGATAAAATGAAAAAAGTTTTTATGCCTGTGCCTTATAATCTTGGTTTTGATTTAAATATTTTAGTTAAATTACAAGATGATGGATTACAAATATTGGAGCAGATATTACCGTTTTTTCAACCAGGTTTTAATATATCAATTGATTTAGTTAAGTCTATTGGAGAGAAAAGAGATATTCCTATGGTTCTTCAGAATATTGCTCAACAAGATGATTATGAAGGTGATTTTGCAACAAGAAGAGCACTAATTTATACACTCTCATTTACAGCAAAAACATTTTTCTTCAATCATATCGCAAAAACTCCAGAAGGACTTATCAAAAAAGTTCAGTTGGATTACTACGAGGATTCAAATACAAGGACAGCAAAACGTGTACAAAGATATACTGTTGTACCAAAACCAAAGGAAGATTACAACGATGACGGTGTTATAGATACTGATGATACACCATTTATTGAACCTGGCGATGATTTTGGATTCACCGAAACAAGTACATTCTTTGGAGATGGAAAAGAATTTGCACCAAATAGAGGGGTAGATATCTAATGGCAAAAGGTTACGATTCATTGAATGATACTTTCAACACTGATGGTGATGTTGAGGTTGATGCGATTGTAAAAGCAGATGAAGTAACCAAAGTTGATGAAGTTAAAAAGGACTATGATTATACAAGAGGTAATTTATATTCACTTATAGAAAAAGGACAAGAAGCAATCAATGGTATTATGGAAGTTGCAGGTGAAACTGCAAGTCCAAGAGCATATGAAGTTGCAGGTCAATTAATAAAAAGTGTTGCAGATACTACCGATAAGTTAGCAGATTTACACAAAAAAGTAAAAGATATAGAGGCAGATAATCCAAAAACTCAAAGCACAGTCACTAATAATGCTTTATTTGTTGGAAGCACCGCAGAATTACAGAAGATGTTAAAAGACGGAATGCTAAATAATAATAGCTCTGAATAGTCTGTATAATGGCGAAGACTTCCTGTAAGAAGGGACAATACTATTGTAACACTGATAAGAAGTGTAAACCTATTCCTAGAGGGTTTACTGTCCGTGAGGATGGTTTCCTAGTAAGGGAAGGTTGGTCTGCAAAGTATAAAAAGTCGATTGATTGTAATAACCCAAAAGGTTTTAGTCAGAAAGCACACTGTGCAGGTAAAAAGAAAAAAATGACTGAGGAATCAAATCCTCGCATTGCTCGTAAAAAGGGTCAACCTGCTAAATCAAAAAAACATTCTGATTTATACACTGATGAAGATCCTAAAGGAACTATTCATGGACTTGGTTTTAAGGATGTCGCAACAGCGAAAGCGAGTGTGGCAAAAATTAGGAAATCAGGTCGATCACACGCTCATAAAATTCAAGCAGCAATTGCTATGGAACAAAGAGCAAGAGTGATGGGTAAAACCTCTGAAGCAGCTGTCTATAGAAAGTTTATCAACTCAATGAAAAAGAAAACAAAAGCGATGAATGAATCAAAGCATGGTGATCACGAATATGAAATGATTCGTCGTCAGACTGATAATATAATGGTCGCTGCGAAAAAAATCAAAAAGAAAGTTGGTAAAGGTGAAGGTAATGAAATGGCATGGGTTCAGTCTAAAATCACAAAAGCAGCAGATTATCTTGATACTGCAGCAGACTATATGACTGATAAAGAGAGTGTAAAAGAGGGAACACTACGTTCTTGGTTTAAAGGTTCTAAATCAAAAGACGGTAAAGGTGGATGGGTCAATGTGAAAACAGGTGGAACCTGTGCAAGTGATGAACCAGGTGAAGGTGTACCAAAGTGCGTATCTCGTGCTAAGTATGATAGTATGAGTAAAAAAGAGAGAGAATCAGCACATCGTAGAAAAAGAGCAGCAGATCCGAATCAGCAGTCAAAAACTGGTGCTGCAAAACCAACATATGTCTCAACTGACAAACCTAAAAAGAAAAAGAAAATGAAAGAAGAATTCGTATCACTACCTCTTCAACTAGAGATTCCACAAAATGATGGTGAGTTTAAATTAGGTCTGATGTTCCGTGAAAGTTTGGAACAAGACAGAGGTATGTTATTCATATTTGAAAGTAATGATTATTGGACTTTTCATATGAAGAATACTTTCATTCCTCTTGATATCGCTTTCATCAAAGAAGATGGTACAATTGATAGCATCAAAGAATTAGATCCAATGAGTCCTATAGCTGTCTTTCCTGATAGTGAAATTAGATACGCAGTTGAAGTCAATCGTGGTTGGTTTGTAGAGAATGGTGTGGAAGTAGGAGATAGATTATTAGAAGAAGCAGAAGAAATTAATGAAGTAAAAGATAAGAAGGGTAAAGGTAGTGGAACTAAAGATGCTTGTTATTACAAAGTTAAATCAAGATATTCAGTTTGGCCAAGTGCATATGCATCTGGTGCATTAGTTAAGTGTCGTAGAGTTGGTGCTGCTAACTGGGGTAATAGCACAAAGAAAGAAGATGTACAGTGGAAAGATATTAAATATAAGGCAAAGTCTGGTGAGTCTACATTCTTAAGTGACTCAGATGGTAACATTGCTTTTGAAATTGTTGATGTAATTGCACCAGCAGTTCAAGAAGAAACTCTTAATGAGAGACAAAAGGATAGTGATAATCAAAGGTTAAGTCAGGAACGTGGTCGTTCTAACTATGGTAAAGCATCTATTAGAAAT